GATCATAAACGATACGCGGTTCATCAAAGCTATGAAGAAGGCCGAGTCAGAAGGCTACTCAGATGACCTACTGCAGAAGGCGAATGAGCAGGTAGCTGAGATCATCATCAGACGAGCGAATCAGATCGCTGGTACGAAGATGGAAAAAGCAGCAGCGAAGACTCTGCAGAAATCATCTAGCAGACTGCGTGTAGCTGTGAGTGGTGGTGGCAGAGAAGCACCATATTTCGGTGGCGCAAACTTCGGTGCTCAGAGAAATGTGCGCAGGCTCATCAAAGCACCTAACCAGCGTGGTCGTCGATCTCGTGCCACGACAGTGCGACATGGTGAAGATATCGATGTGGTCGCCAAGCGTGTCGAGAATCAGAATGTCGAAGCATCGGGCAAGACCATCTCGAAGCGTCTCGGTGGTGATCAGGTACTACTCGCACGCACGAAGTCTGGTGGCCTACGAGTGATCAAGGGCTGGAATCAGTTCAAGCAGCAGACTCGTGGTCGTGACTTCTTCCTGTACCGAGCAGTGGGCTATGAAGAGAAGCACATCATGGGTCTATATCAGACAGTGCTCGATCGGCTTACAGGCGAAGCGTTCCCAGAATAGACTGCACTGATCATGGCTGGCGCACGCAAACTTACCCTGCAGATTTTCGGTAATGCTAAATCTGCGATCAGTGCGCTAAAGGATACTGGCGACGCAACGGTCAGCATGGGTAAGCGCATGTCGAGTGCCCTACCGTCACTGAAGACGATGGGCCTAGCGACAGCAGCACTCGGTACAGCAGCTGCAGTGTCAGCCAAAAAGTTCATTGACATGGGCTCTGACCTGCAAGAGTCACTGAGCAAAGTAGATGTGGTGTTCGGTGACTCGTCGAAGGCTGTACGAGATTTCGCAAAGACGAGCGCACAGTCACTAGGTATCTCAGAGCAGGCAGCTCTCGAAGCAGCAGGCACATATGGCAACCTGCTACAAGCCTTCGGTCTGACACAGCCGATGGCAACCGAGATGAGTACATCGCTCGTAGGTCTCGCAGCCGATCTCGCCAGCTTCAACAATGTGAGCACCGATGATGCCCTGCTCGCACTGCGATCTGGTCTATCAGGTGAGACAGAGCCACTGAAGAAGTTCGGTATCGCTCTCTCTGAGTCTCGTCTCAAAGCCCAAGCAGCTGCGATGGGTCTCGGCACATTCACAGGTCAGCTACCTACAGCAATCAAATCACAGGCTGCATATGCGCTGATCATGAAGGACTCTGCACTAGCACAGGGTGACTTCGCACGCACCAGTGATGGTGTAGCGAACCGTCAGCGCATCATCTCGGCACAGTTCAAAGATGTGTCTGCACAGATCGGCACTGCACTGATACCTGCGTTTAGTGGTCTGCTCGGCATCGTCTCAAATCAGATACTGCCAGTGCTCGGTGGATTCTCTGACGCACTGCGATCAGGTGGTCTCGGTGGTGGTATCGACTTCATAGCAGACAAGATCAAGACTGGATTCCCTATAGTCGTGAAGGCTCTCGGTGATTTCATCGAGACTGCAGCTAACTGGATAAAGACGACAGGCTTCCCGATGTGGCTCAGTGCTGTCAGCAGTCTGGGTAACGCTCTCATCGACTGGATAGAGCCACGAGTGCCGATGATCATCGACAAGCTGAAGTCATTCTCGATGGCACTGCTGCAGTGGCTCGGCACGACAGCTCTACCAGCTCTCGTCTCTGGTGTACAGCGACTAGGTGATGTACTAGTCGGCTGGATAGCGAAGGCAGCTCGTGAGCTACCTGCACAGCTCGTCACCTTTCTCGGTGAGATCGGCAAGTGGGTACTATCAGATGGCATACCGACTCTGCTCGGTCTAGGTCTGCGTCTCGCAGGCTCACTCATCAAGTGGGTCAGCACGATCGGTGGCTCACTCATCGTCGGTCTCGGTGGTGCGATCGTCGCACTCGTAGCAGCTCTACCTGATCTATTTGTCGGTTTCGTGAAGGGTCTCGGCAACATCGCAGTCGGTGCAGTGAAGTGGTTTGTCTCAAAGTTCGACGACATGAAGCAGGCTCTAGCGAATGTGGCGATCGGTGCAGTCAATGCGCTGATCAAAGTATTCAACTCGATACCACTGATACCGAACATTCCACTGATCACTCTCGACACTAAAAAGCTCGGTAATCAGATGGGTCTCACAGCCAAAGACCTGACTGCTGTAAATGAGAAGTTCGATGGTCTGGGTGGTGCAGCGAAGGTCGCTGCTGGTGCTACTAACACGCTGACTGATGCCACAGGTCTGCTCGATCAGCAGATGGGTGGTGGTGGTAGCAAGGGTGGTGGTGGTGCGAAGAAGACGATCGATGAGACGACCAAGAAACTGAAGGCATTTACCGATGCAGTGAAGGCATCTCTCAGCGCATCGAAATCAGCGACCGATGCTACTAAAGCAGTCACCAAATCGAAGGCTGAGCTGCTGAAGGCGACCGAGCAGGTCACTGCAGCGCAAGAGTACCTAGACCTGATCAGTCGTGGATATGGCAAGGGCTCAAAGCAAGCGACCGATGCTGAGCGTGCTCGTGCGAAGGCAGCTCGTGATGCTGAGCGTGCAGGATACGGTCTCGAAGGCTCGGTGCGTGCAGTCGGTGATGCTGAGCGTGCACTAGAAGAGCTGCGTGCGAATGTCGAAGCGACACCAGAGCAGATCAGAGAAGCTGAGATCAGTCTCGCTGAAGCAAAGCTGTCGGTGGCCGACGCTACCGATGCACAGTATGAAGCGACTCAGGCACTGACCGAAGCAGAGATGCTGCTCGATGAAGTGACCAATGGTGCGAAGGAAGGCTCAGAGACCTACACCGACGCACTCGACAAGCTCAATGATGCTAAGCAGCGTCAGGTGGAAGCCAGCGATCGAGTGACCGAAGCGATCGAGCGTGAGACTGCAGCTGTACAGAAGCTCAAAGAGGCAGAAGAAGAGCTGGCGAAGGTACGGAATGAGACACCACCTGCTCTCGTAGCTCGTGTCGATGAGACCACTGGTGCAGTCAAGAAATCGACTCTGCCATATGGCTCATTCATGGAAGCAGTACGAGCACTACACCCAAACGCACCAGCACTCAAATCGAAGACACCTGTGCTGACAGCTCGTGGCGCATTCCCTGCCCTATATCAGCAGTACAAGGAAGCAGGTCTAGCACTAGCTGCAGGTGGCATCGTCAAACGACCAGTGCAGGCTCTACTGGGTGAGAAAGGCCCAGAAGCCATTATTCCACTTGGCAGATCACAGGGTCTCGGTAGCACAGAGATCAACATCACAGTCAATGCAGGCATGGGTACAGATGGTCAGATGGTAGGCAACCAGATCGTGCAGGCTCTCAAACAATATGAGCGTGTGAATGGATTCCTGCCACTGACTGCACAGTCGGTGGTCTGATCATGGCGACCACTCTCGTCTCTGGCGAGCAGATCACAGTACTCTGCGAACTTGGCTTCCCAGTAAATCCATTTACTCTAGATGACGCTGTACTAGGTGTACTCGACGCAGACTACCTAGATGGCACACTGCTCGGTGATGATGTCTCTGCCTACATCAGTGATCTCACGATCACTCGTGGTCGATCAGACGAGTTTGAGTCATTCAGAGCTGGCATCATGACGATGACGCTCGTCGATAACGCACGACGCTTCGACCCACTGAACCAGTCATCACCATATTGGGATACCACGACAGGTAAATCTGGTGTACAGCCACGACGCAAAGTGACTGTGCTATCTGGTGGCGTACCGATCTTCACTGGTCGTATCACCGACATCGATGTGAACTATGACTATCAGCTCAGCACTGTGACCATCACAGCAGCCGATGATTTCGTGCTACTAGCAAACACAGCGACAGAGACTCTGCTGACACCCACTGAGCAGCTATCTGGTGCACGAGTCAGCTATCTGCTCGACCTACCAGAGATCAGCTACCCTGCCACACGCTCGATCGCCACAGGCACGACCACACTCGGTGCATACGACATCGCAGCAAACACTAACGCTCTCGCCTACCTGCAGCGCATAGCACAGGCAGAGCAGGGTCTCTGCTTCATCGCAGCTGATGGCACACTGACCTTCACCGATCGAGTCACAGCAGCCTTCGCCACCATCGAAGCAGTGTTCTCTGACGCTGTAGGCCACACAGATATCGGATATGAAGGTTTGGCAGTCGCCTACGGTCAGCAGTTCCTGTACAACCGTGTGCAGGCATATGTCGAAGGTGGCACAGTACAGACATCAGACGACCTAGCAAGTCAGGCTGACTACGGTATCTCTACACTCACTTTCGATGACCTGCTGCTGTCATCTGATGCTCAGGCACTGGCACTCACAGCCGATCTACTAGATGCCTACTCGCTGCCAGAGTTCAGATTTGATGATCTGCAGGTCAAAGTCTCGGCCATGAATAGCACCGATAGGGCTACAGTCATCGGGCTAGAGATCGGTGATGTCGTACAGATCACCAGATCATTCAGTACTGGCTCGCCAGCATCGGTGACAGAGCTCTACGGTATCGATCGAGTGGTGCATCGCATCTCAGCCAATGCCCAAACCGTCACGCTCGGTCTCTACAACACTGCGATCTTGTACCCATTCACCCTTGACGATGCGACATATGGCGTGCTCGACAGTAGCAACGCACTAACCTGATCAAGTACACTCGGACTCATGGCAGGCGCAGGCGCAAAGCTCTTTACTAGTGGCAGTGTGCTTACTGCTGCACAGGTCAATACCTATCTGATGGATCAGTCGGTTATGCGATTCGCTGATGCAGCTGCACGCACAGCAGCTTTCGGTGGCACTGGTGAGCCGACTCTCGCAGAGGGCATGATGAGCTATCTCATGGATACCAACAGCGTCGAAGTGTATAACGGAAGCGCATGGGTGGCGATCGGTGGTGGCGCAGACATACTGCAGGTACAGGTCTTTAGTTAGAAAGCGACGACATGGCAACATTTACCAAAAATAAACTCAGTGGCTCTACAGATGGTCTGGCAGTCAAACTCACTGGCACGAACACTGCTGGTGCAGTGACTGTGCATACTGCTGTCGCTGGTACTACAGCAGGTGTCTTCGATGAGATTTGGATTTACGCAAACAACACATCGACGAGCTCAGTGAAGCTGACGATCGAGTGGGGTACAGCTACAGCAGCTGATGGCAACATCGAAGTGACTGTGCTACCAGAAGCAGGTCTTGTCACTGTGATCGCTGGTCTGATCTTGCAGAACGCACGAGTAGTGAAAGCATTCGCTAGTACTGCTGATGTGATACTGCTTACTGGCTTCGTAAATAGCATCACTGCATAGATCATGGGTAGTCGTGGAACTCTCGGTTATGTAAGTGGCAACGCTATACAGTCTTTCAACCTGAGCAGCTATGGTTCTGCTACTGGTGGCACTGGTGTCATCGCTGTCACTATCGGTGGTGTCAACTACAACTACACATCATTCACTTCGACTGGAACGCTGACCGTTTTGACCAGTGGTTTATTTGATGTGTTGGCCTTCGGTGGTGGTGGCGCAGGTGGTGTCATATCAGTGTCGGCATCGACTTACTATTGTGGTGGTGGTGGTGCAGGTGGTGTACAGCAGTCAACGATCTATCTGAGTGGAAGTCAGACCATCACAGTCGGCGCAGGTGGAAGTGGCGCAACTGCCATAACTGACTGCACTAGTGGCACATCATCTACCGTCGGCACGATGCTCTCTGCTGTCGGTGGTGGTTGGGGTTCATTTGCTGGTGGTGGTGATCGTTCCATTCCTTCGAGTGGTGGTAGTGGTGGTGGTGCAGGTCGCTATGGCACACGAGCTGGTGGCTCTGCATTTCAAGGGTTTGCTGGTGGTACAGCACCTACCGACTTCCCTAACGGTTCGGCTGGTGGTGGTGGTGGTGCAGGTGGTGCTGGTGGTAATGGCGCAGGTGCGACTGGTGGCGCAGGTGGTGCAGGTCAAGAAGTAAATACTTTTATTGGTGGCTCATCACTACTGAAGGCAGGTGGTGGTGGTGGTGCAGGTCAGAGTGCTGGTGGTGCTGGTGGGTCTTCGATCGGTGGCGCAGGTGCTACAGGTTCAGCAGTCGGTACTGCTGCTGGTGCGAACACTGCATCTGGTGGTGGTGGCGCAGGTGACAATGGCACAGCAGTGCGCAACGGTGGTAATGGTGGGTCTGGAATCGTATATGTGAGATGGCGAGTCTGATATGAGTAGGCGTGATCTTGGGTATGTCAGTGGATATACGACCGTACAAGCGTTCGCAAATGTTTATGGCACAGCATCTGGTGGTACTGCTGTGACGATCAGTGGTCAGGCATATCAGTATCTGGCGATCACTTCGACAGGCAGCTTCACAGCGACATCAGCTGGTCTCTTTGATGTTTTGCTTTTTGGTGGTGGCTCTGGTGGCACTTATAACTACGCAAATGGTGGTGGTGGTGGCTCAGGTGGCATATTGAGACAGACTATCTATCTTGCAGCTGCGTCATATACTGTGACTGTCGGTGCAGGTGGCGCATCTGATGCGAGTGGGAATGTGTCTAGCATCGGTGCTATTCCTGACGCAGTAGCAGCAGGTGGTGGGCAGATATTTTTGACCCAGACAGTAAATAACTTAGGTGGTCAGGTAGGTGGTAGCAACGGTACTGACTCTGGTGCTACGAATGTTCAGGGGTATAAAGGTGGCTCGTCATCAGCTGGTAATGCTGGTGGTGGTGGTGGTGGCACGACTGCTGTCGGTGGGAACTTCTCAGGCACTACAGGTGGTGCAGGTGGTGCAGGTTTCGATGTAAGTGCATTCATCGGTGGTTCTTCTTTGTTCAAAGGTGCTGGTGGTGGTGGTGGTGGCACGACTGGTGGCGCAGGTGGAAGTGGTATAGGTGGCACTGGTGGCTCAGGTGCGAGTCAGCCGACTAGTGCAGCAGCCAATACAGCATCAGGTGGTGGTGCTCGTGGCAGTGGCGTTCCTGCGTCTGCAGGTGCTGGTGGCTCAGGAATCATTTACATTAGATGGAAGGTATGACATGGCACACTTTGCAAAAATAACTGATGGCACTGTCGATCAGGTGATCGTCGTCGCAAACGATGACTGTGGTGGTGGTGACTTCCCTGAGTCAGAGCCAGTAGGCCAAGCGTTCATCGCATCGCTCGGTCTCGATGGTCAGTGGCTTCAGACTTCCTATCATGGGAACTTTCGTGGGGCATATGCAGGTATCGGTTGTAAATACGATGCTGATCTAGACGAGTTTCTAGCACCAACACCTATCGACCCTGAGTGATGTGCGTCGATCTAGGTGGCTGATACTCGCACCTATAGCAGCTCTGGCATGGGTGTCACCTGTAGCAGCTGAGCCTGCATACGGTCTGAGCGTGGTCGGCTACACGATCGATCAGATACCACCAGTCAAAGCCGATGGCATCTACCCTGTCTGTGGGCAGGGCACACTCGACTTCATCAATGCGACATGGGATTACGCAGGTTCAGAGTTCGGTGCATGTGGTGGCGACCAGTTCATGCTGCACTACTCAGGCTCGATACAGATACCAGAGCATCAGACGATCAAGTTCTGGCTGGCATCAGATGATGGTGGTACAGCGAAGATCGGTGTGCATGAGTGGGGTACATGGGCCGATCAGGGTTGCTCAGCATCAGAGTCAGGTCTGCTCGATATAGCTGCTGGCACACAGCCGATAGATGCGTGGTTCTATGAGAATGGTGGTGGCACATGCTTCATGCTCGCATGGAACATCGACAGCACTGGGTGGGCCATCGTGCCACCTGAAGCATTTACGAGTATCCCAGTGGATACGACGACTACGAGTGAGCTGACGACGACGACTCTGCTGGCAGTATCCACATCAGTATCGCCACCCACATCACAGGTGAACCTAGTAAGCACCACCACAACATCAGATCAGCCTACGACCACGACATCGACTACCACTACCACGACGACTGTCTATGTGCCGACCTATACGACCACTGCCGAGACGACTACCACGACCGAGCCTGAGCCGACTACGACGACCACTGACATGCCGATCTCTACGACCACTGTCGAGCTGACTACGACCACCGAATATGTGACTACATCTACCGAGACTGTGACCACAGAGCCTGAGCCGATCACTACTGAGCCTGAGATCATCGAGCCAGTAGATGAGATCACACCTGCGATCGTGGCAGCTCTGTCAGCTGCTATCACTGAGCTGACCGAGATATCACCTGAGCAGATCACTGTCGAGCAGATCAGCCAGATCGTCGAGTCAGCAGCCTTCGATGACCTATCAGATGAGCAGCTGACTGTGCTCGCTGAGATCATCTCTGATGCACCAGATGCAGTCAAAGATGAGTTCGAGTCTGCAGTAAATGTGTTCGATGACCCTGCACTGTCAGCATATGTACCGAAAGGCAGCCTGATCTCTGTCGCCAGTAGGCGTGTGATGATCGCAGTCACTGCAGTATCTATGGCGATGGCTGTACCTACAGCGAGCACCACTAGTGCTGAGCGTCGCCAGAAACTACGATGATCGTCATGCGTAAATGGCTCGATGAGATGAGTGGTCTGATATGGACTCTCGCAGGCACTGCTCTAGTGCTCGTCACTCTCTCAGGCTCGACTCGTCGGTTAGGCTTACAGATCAGCATCGCTGCACTGGTGATCAACCTAGTGCTCATCTCACTAAAGGATACAGACCAATGAAGAAGGCCCAAGAGATAGCTCAGCGCATCGTCGCTCTATTCCTGTCATCAGCTCTAGCGATCGTCACAGGCTCTAGCGTCATCAACTCATTCTCAGAGACAGACATCAGTCTCTGGCAGTCTGCAGCTCTCGCAGGCTTCGCAGCTGTAGCTAAGGTCGTCGAGAGTCTGGCCAAAGCAGCTGTCGATGGCACACTCACTCGTGACGAGATCGATCAAGCTTTCGGTGGCATGTCAGCAGCCAAGAAAGCTACGAAGCGCACGAAGGTGTTGTGATATGCCGAATCGCAAATACACAGGCAACACTGATGGGGCAGCGAAGGGTCGTCGAGCAGGTCTGACCGTCTTCATCAATGAGATCGTGCGTCTATCTGATAAAGGGCTCTGGAATAATGGCGACTGGGGCATCAGAAACATGAAGGGCAAGCAGTCACTCAGCGTGCACGCAACTGGCAGAGCTGTCGATTTGAGCTACCGATTCATGCCCAATACCAAAGACGCATCAAATACCAAAGGCAAGCAGAATGGTCGTGCTGTAGCACTGCAGTGGTGCAAGATACTGACAGATCATGCTGACGCTGTAGGTCTCGAAATGATTATTGACTACTTCCCAGAGCCATACGGTAGGGCATGGCAGTGCTCACGCAACGGTTGGGTGAAGTACGAGCGCAAGATGGTCGAAGGTGCACCCAAAGGCGACTGGCTGCACTGCGAAATCTCACCTGCTATGGCAGATGACCCTGCAGCTATGAAAGCAGCGTTTGCAGTCATCGAGCAGCAGATGCAGAGTCAGCCAAATGGATAACACAGCTGTGGTCGTGGCAGTGATCTCTGCTGTAGGTGTCATCATCGCAGCTCTCATCGGCAGTCTCAAACGAGAGAACCGTGAAGACCATGCACTAGTGACCGAGCAGATCAGATCGGTACACAAGACACTGATTCGGCTAGGTGATAAAGTTGATAGACATATCGACTGGCATTTGGAAGGGAATCACGATGGGAAGCCTGCGAAGCGAGATAGAGCAGAGCAAGCGTAAATCTGGGCCGAGACGACGCATTGATGAGATCATGTCTGAGCTCAGCGCAGAAGATGCTGCTGATCTACAGGCAGCACTTGATGATCACTCTGTACCACAGTCAGCGATCTGTCGTGCACTAAATAAGCGTGGCATATCACTGTCACAGGCTGTGATCAGCAACTACCGAACTGGTGTTCGATGAGTCTCAGCGACGATATCTCAGCGAACATATCTGATGGCACAGACCTGCTCAAAGCAGAGATACTGCGTGTCAGGCGTGAGCGTGACAGTGCACTCGGTGAGCTCTCACGAGTAGCGACACAGCTCGAAGAAACTCGTCGCACTCTCGATGTGATCGAGCAGGTAGAGACAGCACAGCTACAGCCGATCAAATGGCTACAGCCACCAGCTAAATCAAAGCCGAGTGCAGCGTCACTTGTGCTCATGCTCTCAGACCTGCATCTAGATGAGATAGTGCTACCTGAAGAAGTAGATGGTCTCAACGCATACAACCGAGCGATCGCAGTCATGCGCATGGAACGCTGGTCACAGAATGTGATCAAACTCGCTCGACATCACCTAGCTGGTATGAAGTACGACGGTGTTGTGCTCATGCTCGGTGGCGACATCTTCTCTGGTGATATCCATGAAGAGCTCAAAGAGACGAATGAAGACACGATGCTCGGCTCACTGCTCTACTGGGCAGAGCAGATCGCATCAGCGATCGATCTACTAGCTGGCGAGTTCAAGAAGGTGCACATCGCAGCTGTCGCTGGTAATCATGGCCGAACGACACGCAAACCGAGAGCGAAGCTCAGAGCTCGCACTAACTTTGACTGGCTGCTGGCGAAGATGCTAGAGCGACACTTCAGTGCCGATAAGCGCATCACCTTCCAAGTACCAGAAGCGACCGATGCTCTAATCTCGATCTATGACACGCATCATCTGCTCACTCATGGCGATCAGACGCAAGGTGGTGGCTCGATCGGTGGCATCTACCCACCCATCATGCGAATGCGTGCACGCAAAGCCCAGAGATATCTCGCAACTGGGGCATCGTTTCAGACTCTCTGGCTCGGCCACTGGCATCAGTACCTGCCATCACCATCGATGGTCGTGAATGGTTCGATGAAGGGATACGACGAGTATGCCTATGTCAGCAACTTCTCGTTTGAGCAGCCACAGCAGGCATTCGCCATCGTCGTACCGAATAAAGGTATCACCATACAAGCACCCGTGTTCTGTATGGATAGAAAGAAGGAAGGCTGGTAGATATGCAGTACCAGATCGTGCGTCTGACATGGCATGACGCTCACAGCGTCGGCACTGGGTGGCAGGGTATCGATGAGATCACCGATGATGCGTGCGTCGTCGAGTCGGTCGGCATACTGCTGCCAGAAGCCAAAGATAAGCATCTGGTGCTATGCCAGTCGATCACCGATGAAGACTCTGTAGATCACATACTCGCTGTACCTGTAGCGATGGTGGTGCATCTGCAGGTATTGTCAGAGCTGTCGGTCGGTTCGGTTTCCCCTTCCCAACCCACCTGATACGGCATGGCTCGAACTGCATTTCATTGACAGATCGAGCCATGCCACCTATCAGTTAGACATATCCCTATCTTGTGAGCGTTACTGTGCTACACCTATTAGGCATGATGTGGGCACACATCACATGAAGGGAATATGCACATGATTATCATCGAGAAACCTAAACACGGTACATACGACTGGCTGAAGATCAGACATCGTGACGAGCATGGTCTCTGCACACTAGGTGGCAGCGAAGCACCTGCACTCATGGACTCGTCAGCGTTCATGTCACAGGCTGATCTCTGGTATCGCAAGAGTACAGAGCCGACGATCAGCGAGCCATCTGCAGCGATGCAGGTCGGCAACGATCTAGAGCCTGCGCTCGTCGATGTACAGTCACGCACTCTCGGCATCGAGATGATCACACCAGACATCATGTATCGCTCTGGTCGCTGGACTGTCACACTAGATGCTGTCGATGCACAGTCTGTGGCATCAGGTACAGCACCATCGATCATCGGTGAGATCAAGACGACTCGCAAGTACTCGATCAGCACTCTCTCTGATGTACCACCAGAGTATCTGTGGCAGATATATGCGCAGCAGTATGTGACAGGTGCAGACGCATGGCTCACAGTGCTAGATCGTGATCTACGCATCACCACACTCGCTGTACCACGAAACGAGCGAGCGATGGAAGTACTAGCTGAGCAGGCCGAGAAGTTCTGTGCATCAGTCGATGCAGGCATACAGCCAGATGGTCTCATCGACAAGATGAGTGCAGACCAGATCGCATCACTCTGGCGCACAGAGCGTCGATCTGTCGCTCTACCTGCAGACGCTATCGACTGGGTGCGTGATCTCGAAGAAGCACGAGCACTAAAGAAGCAAGCAGAAACGATCGAGCAGGCTGCCAAAGATCATCTGGCACGCCTACTTCTAGATGCTGATGAAGGTCAGATCGATGGTCAGACCGTCATCACATGGCGAGAGCAGGCAGGTAGAGAGAGCGTAGATATCAAATCGCTGCGCATCGATCAGCCTGAGCTAGTCGCCAAATACACTAAACATTCATCACCAGTGCGTGTCATGCGTGCTGTCAAAGTAAAGGGGAAGTAAAGATATGTCATTTTCACTCGATGGGTATGTCGATGTCGCTCAGCGCATCAGACAGCTGAGACAGAAACACCCAGAAGCAGTACTGCGACCTGCAGACCCTGCGAACCCATTCCGTATCGTCGATATCGGTGGTCGTGAGTTCATCGTCTATACAGCTGCGTGCTATCGCACACCTGATGACCCGATGCCTGCGATCGCATGTGCTGCAGAGCCAGTCATGGGTCGTACTAACTACACCAAAGACTCTGAGCTGATGAACGCAGAGACATCAGCATGGGGTCGTGCGATCATGGCTGCTCTGGCAGTAGATGAGCCACACATCGCATCAGCTAATGAAGTGATGAATCGTCAGATGGATAGATCGAAGGCTGATCACCCATCGAAGCCTGTGAAGGTGGGAAGCAAGGCGAGACCGATCGAGTCTGTGCCAGCTGACGACATCGAGACACTGACACCTGATGAGATCGCACAGGCCTTCGGTGCTACACCAGCTGAGCCGATGCCACAGCGTGAGCAGGTGCGCACTCTGGCTGCTGTCGCATCACAGAAGCAGATCGGTCTGATACAGAAACTGGCACGAGAGAAGAACATCGGTGATATCGCTGAGTATGCGACTCATGCTCTACAGCGCACCATCGAGAGTGTGACATCGCTGACCAGTAAAGATGCGTCAGCTCTGATCAAGCGTCTAATGGAAGCCTGATCATGCCTACATTCGAGACCAGTCGTGATCGACTGAGAGAAGATCAGGCATGTGCACGACTCGGCACATACTGGCGTGGTGAGATCAGAACATCGAGCCAATATCAGCACTATGATCGCACGCTCTACGAGATGGGCCGACCAAAGGCTCTGCTAGAGATCAAATGCCGATCGTATAAAGCCGACTACTTCAGGCAGCATGACTACATGATCAGTGCCATCAAAGTAGCTCGACTGCAGACATCAGCTGGTCTGCGCATGATCGTGCCCTTGATCATGGTGGCCTGCGCTGACGATGACTTCCTGCTCGACCTGAGAGACGAGTCATATCGGATAGAGACACGACGAGTAAATGACCGAGCGACGACCCATAATGGTGTGGTGATGCGTGACGAGTCGATGTGCTTCTTCAGTCTCGATCGATTCCTGCCACTGAGCGAGATCGAGTATCTGATCAGATGAAGTGGGTAGATCAGGCAGCCTGCCGAGATTCACATGTCAGCGTCTTCTTCCCACCTGATGCCAGAGAGCCTGACGCATGGAATGTGGCGAGATCGATCTGTGCTCTATGTCCTGTGCGCAAGAAGTGTCTAGCTCTGGTCATCGATCTAGAGACGACTGATGACAAGTGGGGCATGTTCGGTGGTCTGACACCATATGAGCGAAAGATGAAGCGACGGAAGCGAGCTCGTGATGGTCGCTGATGACGATCTACCAGACTGGAATCTAATCGCTGACCCGATCGCCACCAATGAGACCGAAGGTGCGTTTCTTGCCATGATCACAGAGCAGGTGCTCGACTATGAGCGCAGTGCACGCACACTGATGACACTGCTGATCTCGGCACTAAAGCATCGTGATCTGCTCACAGTAGAGCTGCATGAAGCGATCGATGCAGTGTCATTCATGCCACCTGCCGATCTCACGATCTGTGGGTACGAGATGCTCTGCGATCTACTATCAGCCACCAGTGAGCAACCGAGAAAGAGACGCAGATGACCGATCATCGACCGACAGAGACCTATCGACCCAAGAGCATCGAGTCGGCACTTGCCTGTATTACATACAAGCATCAGATGTCTGAGCTGATAGATGTAGATATTTTTTTGATGTCAGAGCTGATCGAAGATATATGTACTCGAATCAAAGCACTGGAAGCAGCACGACATGACTGATGAGCGTAAAGGTGAATGTCAGGGTAGGCGAGAGAAGTGCACGCTCGGTGAGCAGTGCCCGAAGTTCGGCACACTCGGCAGACCTGCTCGTGATGGTGCTCGTCGAGTCAAAGGCTGTGGCGACCCTGTGGCAAGGGGCAAGCGTAATCGGGCTAAAGGTGACAGCAAGGCTCGTGTAGCTCGTAAGCGTCTCGGTATCGGTGGTGTGAATAGTCGTCATGAAGAGCTGTGGGGTGGCTCGCTGCGTCTGGAAGTGAAAGCTGGCGCACAGATCGGCCCGATCGTGACCAGATATCGGTCAGCTGAGCGTCAGAGCGAAGCAGCTCGGTCACATGGTGATGTCAGACCGTTTGTGATGGTCTGTATGCCTGATGGTGAGTCTGATGGTTTAGTGGTGATGAAATTGTCGGTATTGGGTGATCTGATGGCTATCATCTCAGCCTGATCAGAGTGCAAGGGGATATATGAGCGTTAGGTGGATATCACAGGTATGGCAGTCATCGCCATACAAAGGCGAGCGACTGCTGCTGCATCTCGCTCTAGCAGACTTCGCTAGTGATGAAGGCATCTGCTGGCCATCACAGACGACACTGGCGAAGAAGGCTCGCTGCTCGAATAACTGGGTGCGTCTATCTATCAGCCAGATGGTGAAAGATGGTGTGCTCAGAGTCATCGAGCCTGCTGGTGCAGGTCGTGGCAAGGTAGGTAAATATCAGCTACTAGGTCATTCGGCAGATACCCACACTGAGTTGGGGTATTCCGAAGAAGGCCACACTGTGAGACTAGAAAGGCCACACTCTGACACATCTGATACCTATATACTGAACCGTCAAGAACCGTCACTTACTCGTGCCGATTTCGAGACCATCTGGAAGCTGTATCCACGAAAGGTCGCCAAAGGCGCAGCTTGGCGTGCATGGCAGAAGATGATGCAGTCACCAGAACCACCTACGCTCGATCTACTCACACAGACGATCACTGCATACAGTCAGTCGATCACAGAGATGCGTTACTGCGCTCACATGGCCACATGGCTCGGTCAGCAGAGATGGCTCGATGATGCACCCACCACAGCTCTCAGCAGCCAGCCAGTGCGTCTAGAAGCACGCATCAGTGATGCGATGGCGCATGGGAATGTCTTCGCCATGACAGGTCAGAGCGAGTCTGATCTGATAGAATCAATATCGCACAGACAGCCAGATGAGCAGGCAGCTGCACTCGACCGATATAGACAGGTCAGTGCCCTACACCGAAGCAGGTGATTACTCATGCAAAAACTCGTGGGCATATCCATATCTCTAGTCACAGCAGGTCTGCTCTGGCTTCTCACGCCAGCTTACGCTGTAGCACCTAGAGCTACACAGACGATCGTGGCACAGAGCTCGCCAGATACCCTGTCAGTACCAGTGCCAGTGACCATCGTCGAGCCACTACCTGATGGCGTACCAGCTGACCCTGCTAAACGATGCCCACAGTACGAGCCGATCATGGCAGCTCATGGTCTCTACCCTGTGCAGGCATTCTCGTATATAGCGTGGCGTGAATCCCGATGCCGACCACAGGCCACCAATGCCCGATGGGATAGCTCAGGCAGACTGGTCTGGACTCTGAACCGAAATGGGTCGTATGACAGTGGTCTGCTACAGATCAACTCATCATGGAAGACAGTCACCAGACAGACCTGTGGTGGTGGCATCGATCGACTGCTGACACTCGACTGCAACCTGCGTGTGGCCAGATATCTGCTCGATAATGGTGGGCTCGGTCACTGGTCTCTGTAGGCCAAAGAAATAAAAAGAAATCTTGCGAATAGGCTTGCAAGCTGTCAGGCATCTGCCCTAGATTCATCTCATAGCCAAATGGCTATCAGACAAAGGGGATATATGAGCACAGTAATCAGCAAGAAGACATGCAAGCAGATACAGGCTGGCGATGTCATCGAAGTGGCAAAGAATCAAATCTGCTACTGGCAAGGTGCATACGAGTATCTGGTGACAGTGCTCTCAGTCGAGATCACTGATCTGTGGAACTTCGATCGCACACATGTGATGGGCAAGACATACCTACTGACCTGCTCAGATGGCAAGACATATGAGATCGACAGCCGAGCCACCAAATATCGCATTCACAGTGAGCAGGTGGCATCATGATGAGCCCATCAGGTACGAGCACTACCAGTCAGCAGATGCGCTACATCGACCGTGAAGAGCTGCAGGGCATCGTCACGAGCATCGGTGGCCGAACTGTACGAGTGATACACATCATCTCAGATCAGTACATCTGGTCAGTCAGGTCAGATCGCACAGGCCAGCAGATGACTGGTGGCGCAAATGGGTACAGCACTGCTGTCGATGCAGCTACTGCAGCTCTAGAGCTGGTAGCCAAATGATCGAGACCAAGATCGAGACTATAGCTGCAGTGCGTGAGCGTGCACCCATCTGGTACGACGACTTCGCCAAAGCCTGCGCAGGGCTCTCAGACACCGATCTCGTGCGCACCTGCACTCGTGTGACACCATTCGGTCGATACCTGCTCAATGTGCAGCGCATCAGTGACTGAGCTCGGCAAAGAAATAAAAACAAATCTCGCAAATAGACTTGCAACTATCAGCCATCTGCCCTACATTCATGTTGTGGCCAGATGGCTACTAGACCAAAGGGGAATTATGAACACCGACTACATCGCAGAAGCTCATCTGAAGCAGGTCAAATCTGAGTGCTACAAGGTAGCCATCAGAGTGATCGCACGACACAAGCAAGCATCACAGCAGACCACACGCATCATGATCAGCAACATCGATCACGCACTCTTCACACTCGACCTGATCGGCCAGCATGACTTCGCATGTCAGCTGCGCTCAGCCATCAGTCGTGCAGAATCCATGCAGGTAGGTGCATGATGACACCACAGGCGATCATCGAGCAGGCCATCATCGAGCATGGCCGACCAATGTGGGTCTCAGTAGTACCGATGAGCATCAGGCAGGCAGTCTCATCGAGCGACATCGAGCAGATGCTGGCAGCAGCGACAGCTAACCCAGAGATCATCAAGACAGATGAGATCATCGAGCAGACCATGATGCAGTGGTGCAGCGAGCACTTGTTCGAGCACATCACTCATCACGATCTCGCTGTGACTCTAGGTATCACTGCAGATCGTGCACGCAGACTCATCGATCGTCACGCAGATCGATATCGCAAGGTGCAGCGTGGACTCTGGGAAGTGCGTGACCCGAAGGCTGATCGGTCGATCTGATGACACAGACACTGCACACCTGCTCATTCTGTGATCACACAGAGCGCAGAGGCTCAGACATGACCCTGCATGTATATCTCACACATGGCATCGACTTCACACCATCAGTCAAACGCTCAGCTACCTGCGTGACCTGTGGTACAGCCATCATGCCTGACGACATCTGCAGGTGTCATCAGAGAGACCCACAGTACCGACACACACGATAAATGGCGAAACTGTGCCACACCCATGTGTCACAGTCTCATGCTGACAGCATGACTGATGAGCCATCATCTGACTATCAAAGGGGAATACATGACAGACATATCGACCACAGTCGGCCAGTCATCTGTACCGAATGATCACACACTCGTGATGATCACTCTCACAGTAGCTGTACCGACCTACTACTGCGATGAGCACTCAGAGCAGGCATACGACTCAGCGATCGACCAGATCATCAACCTATTCACGCACGATCACGAGATGACAGTGCTCGGCTGGAACTCACAGCCACTGACCCTGATCGCAGGTGCATGATGAGTACTGCACACATCACTGACGAGCCACAGTTTCATCAGCTACCACACTCGATGTCACTGCGAGTCATGCCGACCATCGAGACCAAGACCATCGATGTCGGCCCACACACGATCGTGTGTGATCTGAAGATGGCGCAGCAGAATCTGCGTGTATGGATACCAGCTAACGGCTTCGACGACACTGTGCTGATCGAGATGTGCAGTGAGACTGGTGGCAGATGGCAGCTGGTCGGCTCATACGATGGGCATAACCCACCTGCGAAAGTAGAGAGTGGCAACCTGCGCATCTACTGCGAGTGGCGATTTGGTGCATCGATCAGTATCGCATCAGGCATACAGCCATCACTCGATCTCGTCTGGCAGGTACGACCATGAGAGTAGTAAATCAGCGCAAATGGCAGCGAGCCAAATATCAACTGGCGATACTTCTACTCATCACAGGTATCTGCTGCGCAGGTGGACTCGAATCGACCGACGGTACAGAACCGATGCCATCACTCTCAGGCTTCATCATCTCGATGTCGCTTCTAGCAGGTCTCACATACAACATCATGCGAAAGGAACATATCTCATGAGCTCAGAATCACTCGAACATCTAAACACACAGGTACTCGTCGGCTTCACAGATCAGCGTGGTCAGGCATGGCATCACAAGGCCGACCTACAAAGCGAAGAACCAAACCACTACCCCAGTGCGATACCACTGACCGATGTCAAGCGTCGTCTATTCTCATGGCACGCAGTCAGTATGCCGATGCACATCACGACACCAGCTGGCGATCAGGTAGAAGTACCGAACCGTCAAGCGATCGTGCGTGACGACACATGGCAGGTACTCGGTGTGCCATCGAAGTCATATCAGCCACACCAGTACGACGAGTGGCTACTCACACAGGTAGGCAACCTGCTAGATGATGATCTACAGATCGGCTCAGCTGGTGTACTCAAAGGTGGTGCTATCGGTTGGGTGCAGATCGAGATGCCAGAGAACCGAGTCGCAGCAGGTGTCGAGTATCGGCCACACCTACTCGCCACCACATCATTCAACGGTGAGATAGCGACCCTATACAAGCGCACCTGCACGATCGTGGTCTGTGACAACACACGGAACATGGCTCTACGAGAAGAATCAGAGCAGATCAGTGTGCGCCACACATCACAGTCACATCTCAGACTCGCTGATGCTCGTGATGCCCTGCGCATAGTGCACACACTCGATGAAGACTTCGCCACCGAGATCGAGCAGCTGATGCAGATGCAGGTCTCAGAACGAAATTTCGACCGATTCCTGAGTGTGCTCGTACCATCGAGCGATGCTGACAGCCAGCAGACCCAGACCAGAGCACAGAACATCAGATCGACGATGCGCACCATGTGGCAGAGCGACATCAGATGCGCACCATACAGGGGCACAGGCTTTGGGGCACTGCAGACGGTAAATACATGGCGACAGCATGTGAAGCCGACCAGATCAGGCAGGTCGATGATCGAGCGCACCATGATGGATACCCTGACAGGCCAGACCCAGATCGCAGACAGGCAGGCTGTCGAGATGCTGATGGCAGTAGCGATATGAGCACCGAGACATCTATGATCTGGGGCTCAGAGAAGGGAATCTATGACGATCACAGACCTAGCCAATGCAGTCGAGTTTCTGCGTCGAGTGGTAGCTCGTGGCGATCAGGAAGAAGTACTTGTACGCACTGTCAGAGCGTTAGAGTTAGAGATAGAAAGGCGACAGCGTGAGCGACGAAACCATGCAAGCTGAGATTCAATACTGGCAGGCCCGAACCGACGAGATGCAGGTCTCGATCGAGCGTCTGCGTGAATCGAGAGATGAAGCAAGAGCAGAGACTGAGCGTGCACGCACATCATGTGACCTACTCATGGCCGAGATCACTCGACTAGAGCAGATCATCAGTGAGCAGGGCTCTCGTATCGACCGACTGACCCTACATCTACAGCAGGGCATCGAGCTGTGAGAAAGACACTTCTATTCAGCGCATACCTAGCGACTATCCCACTGGCAAACTGGTTTATAGCGAATATCGGCACGCAGATGGCTGATGGTGCACCACATACCATCGGTGTCGGTTTCGGATTCAGTGCACCATCTGGCGTGCTGATCATTGGTCTAGCTCTTTTGCTGCGTGATCTACTGCATCAGACTGCAGGTAAGCAGACTGTGCTGATCGCTATGGTCATCGGTGTAGCTCTATCGTTCCTGATAAATCCTGCTGTAGCAGTCGCATCTGCATGTGCTTTCGCTCTGTCTGAGTTCGCAGATTTAGCTGTGTATGTCAGAGTACGAGACATCTCTGCTGATCTAGCGATGGTCATGTCAGGCATCGTCGGTGCTGTCATCGACTCATTCGTGTTTCTATATCTCGCATTCGGCTCGATTACATACTGGCAAGGCCAGATCATCGGCAAAGTCGAGATGACACTTCTACTAGTACTCTCACTCAGGGGCTGGCGTGCTGTATCTCAGTGGCTGTCTGCCACAGAGTGAGCTGCAGAGATCAAATATGCTGCAAGCAGGCATCGGTCTCATGCTGACACCACTATCTCAGAGATCATGCCCATCACCAGAGTGGAAGTGGGCAGCTGATAATGCGTGTTTCGCTAATAAATGGTCAGCAGCACGATGGCTCAGCTGGATAGATGGCCATGACGACCCTGCATCAGCTGCATTTGCTACTGTGCCAGATATCGTCGCTGATCACGCAGGCACTCTAGTCAGATGGAAGCAGTGGGCTGGTGCAGTACATGATCGTGGGTTCAAGGCAGCTTTCGTGCTGCAAAATGGTGCATCTACAAGCACAGTGCCATTCGATGAGCTAGATGCTGTCTTCATCGGTGGTACGACTGAGTGGAAGCTCTCAGATGACGCTCGACGCATCGTAGATACAGCCAAACATCTAAATAAATGGGTGCATATGGGCCGAGTGAATAGTCTGCGCAGGCTGCGCATAGCTGCAGACTGGGGTTGCGACAGCGTAGATGGTACTTTCATCGCCTTTGCACCTGATCACAACACTGGTCGCATGATCTCGATGCTAGATAAACTCAGAATGCAGCCATCGCTGCAACTCAAACATGAAATCGAGCTGTGACATGACTCTGATACGCATCGGTATATGGGTGGTGGTCGGTGCGATCATCAGTTCATGGGCACTGCTCATGGCATGGATAATCAGAGATGTACATGATTTGATCGCTGACCCACCGAGTGATCAGAGAGATGCCGATCTATGAGAAGCATCGAATGCCTGACCTGTCACACCATCATCACATCTGGTCGTGGTGTGGCAGGTTGTGGCTGTGACTCTGACGCACCTACATGGTGCGCACTAGATGGCGACCGTGTTTTATCATTCTCATACTCTAAATGGCGTGATATAGGGGAACTCGATGCCACTACTGACACAGAATAACGATCTCAGACCACATCGCATCTGGAACTGGTCGATACCTGCACTATCAGCGACACTCGCTGATGGCACTCGACTGCGCACATGCCCATCAGCAGGTATATGTGCATCAGTGTGCTATGCACGCAACGGAACATACTTATTCTCTAATGTGCTCGCAGCTCACACTCGAAACCTGCAGCTGGTGATCGACGATCATCTGGCATGGCGAGAGATGATGATCACTGAGCTACAGCAGACACGCTTCACTCGACCTGCACCACCACGATCACTGCCGATCTCATGTGACCTGATCGCAGATGACTGGCTGAGACACTGGTGTGAGACTGGAACACCTGCGATACGCATACATGACTCTGGTGACTTCTTCGCAGACTGGTATCTCGACGACTGGCTCTACATCGCTCGACAGACACCACAGATCATGTTCTATGCCTACACCAAAGAGATCGAGATGCTACAGACAGCATCAGACATACCTGACAACTTCAGATGGCTCGCATCGACAGGTGGTACACAAGATCATCTGATCGACGACACAGTGCGTCACGCTGATGTATTCCCAGATGAGCAGACACTCGCTGACGCAGGATATTCGAGCCAAGACGCATCTGATCTGCTCGCAGTGCTATGGCCGACTACACGCATCGGCATACCAGCAAACAACATCAAACATTTCAACCGACGCATAGCTGGCAGAACATTCAGTCAGATGCAGACAGAGCTAGATGACAGAAGGGCAGACAGATGACCAGAGTGAAGATCAACATCGCTGCGATGCAGCAGCTATTCCACCCATGCACTGCAGAGTTCATCAAAGATGTATGTCAGGCACGCTGCTGTCGCAGTAGCACAGACCCATCTGGTATTGCTGTGGTAGTCACATCGAGCGAAGCAGTAGCACTGCGCAGACATGGTGCACAGGTCGATGATACGACTGGTCGAGTAGCACCAGTAAATAAAAGATGCCCATTTCAGTCAGTGACGACATACATGTGTGATCTGCATGGCTCACCAGACAAGCCTGCAGGCTGCATCATCTCACCATTCACTATAAACAAGAGTGACACTCTGATCGTGCGCAACCGATATCGACTGCTGCCATGCTTCAAGGCTGATGGTGCGATACCAGTGCACAGAGCTCATCATCAGTCACTCGTCACCATGTTCGGTGAGACACAGGCTGCCTATCTATCAGAGCTCGCATCATCACCTGATCACCGAGACGACACCATCTACCTAGACATGCCAGATGCACTAGCACGATCACTCAAACACAAGAATGAAGCGAGCAAATCATGAACATCAGACCAGAGATCAGCGACCTAGCAGTACCACTCACAGAGCTGTACACACACCCGAAGAACATCAGACAAGGTGACATCGGTGCGATCTGCACCAGTCTCGAAGCACACGGCCAGTACAGGCCGATCGTCGTACAGCGATCTACAGGCCACATACTCGCAGGCAACCACACCTATCAGGCAGCCAGATCACTCGGCTGGTCACATGTAGCTGCCACCTATGTCGAGTGTGATGACGAGCAGGCACTGCGCATACTGCTAGTCGATAACCGAGCAAACGATCTCGCCACCTATGACGATGGTGCACTGTCAGAGCTACTACGAGAGCTCGCACAGACAGACATCGGTCTCACAGGCACGCTCTACGATGGCGACGCACTCGACGAGCTGATCACCAACATCACTAAAGAGTGGGAAGAGCGCACACCACTGGCCGACCAGTTCGGTGTACCACCATTCTCAGTACTCGACACACGACAGGGCTACTGGCGCACACGCAAAGAGAACTGGCTGAAGCTAGGCATCGAGTCAGAGATCGGCAGAGACGACGATCTGGCACGCAGCAACAAAACCTTCATCGCCAATGGCACACTGTCAGCAGACTCACGCCTAGCAAACGGAACATCGATCTTCGACCCAGTACTCACCGAGCTACTAGTCAGATGGTTTGCACCACCACAGGGCACAGTCATCGACCCGTTCGCAGGTGGCTCAGTGCGTGGCATCGTCACAGCACTACTCGATCGCACATATCATGGCATCGACCTACGATCAGAGCAGATCATCGCCAACATCAGACAGGCACAGCAGATCGTCACAGACCCACACCCACAGCCGAACTGGGTGACAGGTGACAGCACCAACATCAGCGACATACTCGGCCACATACAGGCAGACTTCATACTGACCTGCCCACCATACGGAAGTCTCGAACGATACAGCGACGACCCACGAGACCTATCAGCCATGACACCTGACGAGTTCATCGACTCATACAGGCAGATCATCAGAGACACAGTGGCACTACTACGAGACGACTCATTCGCTGCCATCGTCGTCGGTGACTACAGAGACAAGCATGGCTACTACCACAACTTTGTCAGCCAGACGATCGACGCAGCTCTATCAGCTGGCCTGCACCTATATAACGAAGCGATACTCGTGAACATGATCGGCACAGGTGCGATGGTCGCAGGCTCATATATGCGCAGCAGCAGGAAGCTCGTGAAGCTGCACCAGAATGTGCTCATCTTTGTCAAAGGCGACCCCAAGCAAGCGACCCTACGCTGTGGCGACATCGACATGAAAGACGACTGGCAGGGCACACCATGAGCATCAGACGACCCTGCATCAACTGTGGACTACTCACCACACGAGTCACCAGATGCGAGACCTGCCAGAGACAGCACGACTCACTCTACGATCACGACTACAGACGACGAGCACAGATCATCAGAGAGACAGCCACCACCTGTCACATCTGTGGCGAAGGCCCACGAGATGACGACCCATTCACAGCCGATCACATAATACCGAGCAACCCACTGTCGCCACTAGCAGCAGCACACCGATCATGTAACATCAGGAAGAGCAACAAGTGACACCAGCAAACCCATACCCACACTGGACTTCCCGACCATGACCGAAATCAAAAATAGAAAGTCGTTTTTTCCATGCTGGCAGGGGTGGCCGACAT